ATGGGTAGCATAACTAGAAGTTTCGCAAACAACATAGGTTCATCTGGCATACTTACCGCTAGTGCTGTTACCAATGCCACAGTAGAAGATGTTACATCTTTTGATAATGCCGCAAGTACAGCAACCTCAGTATTATTATCCACACAGACTGCAAGTTCATCTGCAACAATATCCTTTACTACTGGTTTAGATAGCACTTATGATGCTTATGAAATAAAAGTTATTAATGCTAGACCAGCAACTGATGATACATTTTTGCAATTCAATTTAAGCACAGATTCTGGTGCAAACTATAACGTAACTAAGACTACAACATTATTTACTACTTATCATAAAGAAGATGATACTGATAACGTATTTGCTTACAATGCTACAAACGATCTTGCACAAAGCACAGCATTTCAAAGTATAGGAAATAGCACAGGATTAGGTAGTGGTGCAGACGAAAATCAATGTATAATTTTACAATTATTTAATCCTTCATCAACTACATACATTAAACATTTTATTGTAACTAGCCAATATTATAGTGCTGATAACTATTCTGTTAATAGTTATGTTGCTGGATATGCCAATACTACTTCTGCTATAAATGCTATTCAATTTAAAATGGCTAGTGGTAATATAGCAGATGGAATATTTAAACTATACGGAGTAAAGAAATCATAATGGGTACAATAACAAGAAGTTTTGCAAATAACCTAACCACAAATGGAATATTAAAAGCTAATGCGTTTAACAATGCTTCATTAAATAATGTTACTGCTATAAATGCCGAAGCTGCTACTGGTAATATGGTATTAATAAGTTCGCAGACAGCTTCTGCTTCTGCATCAATAAGTTTTACAACAGGAATAAATAGCACATACAAAGAATACCAATTCTATTTTATTAATATTCACCCAGCTACTGATGGTACAGAATTTACATTTAATTTAAGCACAGACAGTGGTGCAAATTACAACGTAACTAAAACTAGTACTTATTTTCAAGCATTTCACGATGAAGCTGATACAAATACGTCTTTAGCTTATGATGCCACAAGAGATTTGGCACAATCTACTGCATTTCAACCAATCTCAGAAAATGTTGGTAATGGAAATGATGAACAAGTAAGTGGTTCAATGACAATTTTTAATCCTTCTTCAACAACTTATGTAAAACACTTTATTGCTAATATAGCTAACTATCAAAGTAGCAATTTTATTTTAAATGAATATACAGCAGGATATGGAAACACAACAAGTGCTGTAAATGCTATACAATTTAAATTTGCTACAGGCAATATAGATGATGGAACTATCTTAATGTATGGCATTGTATAAATGAATTTATCCAATGAAACTAAAGTAGCATCGTATAACTTGACTAATTCAATTAACAATAATAAATAGGAGATAATATGGCAGAACATAAACTAGTAGATGGAATACAAATTCCCCTTAGTGCTGAGGAAATAGCTCAACGTCAGGCAGATGAAATTGCTTGGAATGCAGGTGCATTTGATAGAGCAATCGCTTCATTAAGAGCTAAACGTAATTCATTATTAGCACAAACAGATTACCTTGCTTTATCTGATAATACATTGTCAGCTGCTATGTCTTCTTACAGACAATCACTTAGAGATTTAACTGAAGGATTATCAACAGTTGAACAAGTTAATTCAGTAGTATTCCCAGTTAAGCCATAATATAAATAATCCTAAAAGGGTTATGAATATATTAATTGCCATTCCTTGTTATGGTGGAAACATTTCCAATCTAACATTCCATTCATTATTTAATTGCATCAAACCTTTAAATGATATGGGACACAATCTTAGAATAGAAACACTTCCAACTGAATCCTTAATCAATCGTGCTAGAAATAAGTTTGTAACTAAGTTCCTGGATAATAAAGAATTTAATGGCACTCACTTATTATTCATTGATGCTGACATAGGTTTCACAATAGAGAACTTAAAAAGAATAATAGACTTTAATAGAGAAGTTGTTACCTGCACCTATCCTGTAAAAGGTTTTTACTGGCAGCAATTACTAGATCGTATCAAAGAAAATAATAATATAGATGAACAAACAATGCGTGATTATCTTTTGCAGTTCAATGTTAATCTTTATCCTAACACAGAATTTAAACAGGGATTCGCAAGAGTAAAAGAATCAGCTACAGGATTTATGATGATTAAACGTGAGGTGTTTACTACTATCATAGATAAGTTTCCTAACTTAAAATACAAACCAGATCTAAGAACAGGGATTGAAAATTCATTAAATGCGTTTGATTTTTTCCCTGTCGGAATTTATAAAGAGAAAGATGGAGTAAACAGATTTCTATCTGAAGATTATTACTTCTGTAGATTATGGGAAGAATGCGGTGGCGAAATCTGGACAGATCTAAATACACCAATAACACACTTGGGAAATTGTGAGTATCATGGTATGTTCATGACTCAACTAAACAGGAAATAATATGATTACACTTATTATTGGTTTACTAGCTGGAGGTTTCATTGGTTATGCTTATAAAGATGAAATCAGTAAAGCTATTGAATCTATCAAAGCAATCTTGAAAATATAATAATTTAACCTATATAGACTTCATTAACCAATGGAGAATATAATGTTAAACTATACTGATATTAAAAACTACTGGACTAAGTTCTATGCAGATGCTTTTGAAGATGCAAAATCATTCTGGAAGAACTACGCAGATACAGTAGAAAAATTATATAAAAAATAAATAAATAATAGTTATAAAACAATAAGTTATAAAAAATAATTTTATTTACTTATTATTCAATTAACTTTATCTCGCACATGCCAAACCAACTAATAGGAGTTAGCATGGCAAAAAAAAAGAAATCAGCTGAAGATATTATCTATGAGATTAAAGATCTCCTTGATGATCTTGAGCTAAAGATAAATCCAGAAGATTCTTATGATGATGAATCAGAAGATGAGGATCTTGATATAGACGAAGAAGACGACGAAGAATAGTCTATATAATAGGGGTGGTGAATAGCCACCCTTATTTTCAACACAATCTATAATTGACTTTTTATCCACAAACACTATACCTTGTGTATGAAGAGAAAGAAAACAGCTACATCTGGTACCTCTATTCGTTTGTCTGCACATGAAAAGATTTGTGCTGAACGAATGCAAACACTTATTAAAACAATAGATGAGTTACGCAGTGATGTTAAACAATTACATTCAGACATGAGTAAAGGCAAAGGCGTTATAGCTTTTCTAATTATTGTGGGTGGATTAGTTGGTTCTGTTCTTGCTATTCTAAAGTTCGTTAAATAAACAACACAGGGTTTTACATTGTTAAAGGCAGACAAAGGATTAGTATCTGAAGCATTAGCTCAAGCACACTTTGCTAAAGATCCAAACTTAATTGTATTCACAGCACTAGGTGGTGTTGGTCCAATAGATATTATAACTTATAACACTAAGACAAAAGAGTATCACAACTATGACGTTAAGACTGTATCATACAGAAAGTCAGCTACTAAATACGCACACAAAAAGAATGATCGTATAAATAGATCACCATCTAAAATACAAAAAGGTTTAAATGTTAAGATTGTTTATGTATATGAAGATGGTAAGATATTAATCAAATGAATTACGAAGACGTTAAAAACAGAATTAAAAAGCACGAAGGTTTTATAGCTAAGGTTTACCTTGACTCATTAGGTAAAGCTACCATTGGCTATGGTCATCTACTTACTGAAGATGATGATTTTGTTGAAGGTGTTATCTATGACAAAGATATATTAGAAGAATTATTTGATAAAGACTTTGATAAAGCTAAGCAAGGTATGGAAGAATTAGTAGGTACATCACCATTACCTATGCTTGTTAAAGGAGTTATTATTGAGATGGTATTTCAACTAGGAAAGACTGGTGTTTCTAAGTTCAAGAATATGTTTGCAGCCTTAAACGAATTTGATTATACACGAGCTGCTGCAGAGATGATGAACTCAGCATGGTACAGACAGACACCAAGCAGATGCGAAGAGCTGGCTAACTT